TCCTTGACCCAGAATACGGTGATATCACTGACATCCAGGAGGGAACCGATATCGCCCTTACTTACACAAAGCCCACCAAGCCTGGGGCTTTCCCACAAACGAACCTGAAAATGCGTCGTAATACTTCCTCCCTCCTGGCGGATAAAGAAGCCATCCCTGGCATTCTGGACCGTATGCCTGATTTTGACTCTCTTTTTGAGCGTCTTTCAACGGCACAGGTAGACGCAATCCTCGAAGAGCAACTTTCTGGCGACAGCTCAGCCGAAGACCGCTCTTCTGAAACCACTAGGTATAATGCCCCCGCTGGAAAGAGCGATGTGGATCGTGCCTTTGATGAACTGATGAGTGGCTAATAACATAGGTTCTTTATAAATCCGCTGGCAGACCGGAAAAAGTCTGCCTTTTTTATTTGAGGTATTATGAAGACACCATTGAGATACCCTGGTGGTAAGACCAGAGCAGTAAAGACCCTTGTAGATTACATTCCAGAGGATTGTAAGAAGCTTTGTTCTCCTTTTCTTGGTGGAGGTTCGTTTGAACTAGCGCTGGCTGAAAAAGGCATCAAAGTGTATGCTTATGACGCCTTCTATCCTCTTTATAACTTCTGGAACCATCTTCTCACGAATAAAGATGAGTTAGTTGGCTGTGTGCGTGATGTTCACCCACTCACAAAAGAAAGATTTAAGGAATTCAGAAAAGAACTAAAAGATTATGAGAGCGGATCTGATGTAAAGATGGCTGCGGCTTACTTTGCCATCAATCGTTCCAGCTTTTCTGGTGCTACTCTTTCTGGTGGGTTCTCTCAACAAGCCGCTGATGGTCGCTTCAACGAGAACAGCATCAAAAGATTAGAGAATTTTATTGAACCTAATCTAAATGTGGGCTTTTTGAGCTTCGAAGAGTCCATTGTAGAACATTCAGATTGTTTTTTGTATCTTGACCCTCCATACTACCTTGAAGACAAAAGCAGACTTTATGGTAAGAATGGGGATATGCATTTAGGCTTCGATCATCAACTATTGTGCGATCTATTGAAGAGCAGAGATAACTGGCTCTTATCTTATAATGATTGCGAGGTAATCAGAGAGTTATACAAAGATTATGAGATCATTGAGGCTAGTTGGGCATATGGAATGAACAAGAGTAAGAAATCATCAGAGGTGTTAATTATAGGTTGATCTGCCAGTTTGATTATGGTATAATAGTAAAGTAAACTTACAAAAGGAGTAGTTTATGGCAAAAGCCAAGGCGAAAGCCAAATCTGGTCGTGTCTCCATGCATGACCTATTAAAAATTGTAAACAAAAAGGCTGGTAGGACGGTAGCCCACGATCTTACTGGCGACAACCCAACACAAGTAAAGGAGTGGATTCCAACAGGGTCTAGATGGCTAGATTCAATTATCTGTAAAGGGCAATCAGCGGGCATTCCAGTTGGGAAGGTAACAGAGATTGCTGGATTGGAAGCAACTGGCAAATCTTATATGGCTGCCCAGGTTGCGGCAAACGCTCAGAAACAAGGAAAATTGGTTGTTTATTTTGATTCCGAGTCAGCCATCGACCCTTCTTTTTTGGAAAGGTCAGGATGCGACTTAGAGCGCCTTATTTACGTTCAAGCATCGTCTGTGGAGTTTGTTTTAGAGACTATCGAAGAGATTCTCGGAGCAGCAGATGATCAGGTCGTATTTATTTGGGATTCTCTTGCTTTTACTCCTTCTGTCTCTGACGTTGAGGGTGATTTTAACCCCCAATCTTCTATGGCTGTGAAGGCTCGTATTCTTGCGAAGGGTATGTCCAAGTTGGTTATTCCCTTGGCTGATAAGCAAGCAACTTTTATTGTCTTGAACCAATTGAAAACCAACATCCCACAAGGACCCACGGCTCGTATTATTGCGATGACTACGCCTTATACCACCCCTGGCGGTAAGGCTATGCATTATGCCTACTCTCTTCGTATCTGGCTGACCGGTCGTAAAGCCAAGTCTGCGTTTATTGAAGATGATAAGGGCTTCCGCATTGGTTCAGAGGTCAAGGTAAAGCTTGAAAAGTCCCGTTTTGGAACCCAAGGGCGATCTTGTGCTTTCCGCATTCTATGGGGCACAGAAGAGATTGGAATTAGATGTGATGAAAGTCTTTTTGACGCTATTAAGGGCTCTCAATACTTGACTAGTTCTGGTTCTTGGTATTCCTTGGAGATGGCTGATGGGACTATTAAGAAGTTCCAGCCTTCAAAGTGGAATAAGTTTATGTCCGAGGATCCCGACTTCAAGCAGCGCGTCTATCAGATTGTAGATGAAGAGATTGTTATGAAGTTTGATAAACGCCAAGGTGATGCGTCTTCTTTCTATGAAGAACAAGAAGATCTAACGGTTCCAGTCACCGACTAAAAAACAAAAAAGTTCTTGACTTTTGCCTCCTTTCTGCGGTATAATTAGTTATACTCAGTTGGGAGGTTTTGTTTTATGAAGAACTTTGGCTATGCATGTATTAACATGGGATTTTCTTCTCGCCCTAAGTCTAAGAGGATTACTACTAATCGTTCGATGATTAAGCGAACCTTTCAACAAAAAGGTATTTCTTACGCATCAGAACTAGCGCTAATGAATGTCCAAGACTTATACAAGATCCTCGAATGGAATCTCAAGAATGACATTTACTTTTATCGTCTCTCATCAGATATTATCCCTTGGGCTAGTGAGTATCAGATGGAGGAACTTCCAGATTACAAGGAGATTCTTAATACCTGCCAGATGGTTGGCTCATTCGCTAAAAAACACGGTATGCGTCTGACTGCCCATCCTGGACATTTCAATAAATTAGCATCACCAAAAGAGCGAGTATTTCAGCTTACTTACAAAGATCTAAGGGTGCATGCTGATCTTTTTGATATGATTGGGCTTGACCGTAGCCCATTTGCCAAACTAAATATTCACGTAGGCGCTGCCTATGGCGATAAGCCATTTGCGTTAGATAATTTCTGTCGTAATTTCGAGCGCCTTCCAGAGTCCGTTCGTTCTCGTCTTACTGTCGAGAATGACGACAAGCAAAGTCTTTACTCTACGAAGGAACTCTATGACACCGTATATCGTCGTATCGGCACACCTATTGTATTTGATTACCATCATCACCGCTTACATACTGGTGGACAGACAGAGGTAGATGCTCTACTGCTCGCTTTGGACACTTGGCCTGATGATATCAAACCAGTAGTTCATTACGCAGAGTCTAGATCTGTTGAATACAATGACCCCAAGATCAAGCCACAGGCACACTCTGATTATATTGTAGATTATTTTGATGATTATGGTTTCGACCTTGACGTTATGGTGGAGGCAAAGCATAAAGAATTGGCGGTTCTCAGATACCGTGATTTAATGATGGAGAACGCTGCGTGAGATTTTTTAAATGGCTAAAACATAGATGGAGACACAAGTTAGAGCACTTTTCATACGATAAGGTAAAAGACTTCATTAGAAAGAATGGGCTAGCATTTGCTGTTATTTTTATTGGTTGGGAGATTGTAGAAGATGTGATCTTTCCTGCTATTTTCGCAGGGCTAGGTAGTCACATCCACCCAGCATTTTATGCTGGTATTCCTGCTTCTTTGATCTTGTGTTTTCACTGGTTAGCGGTGCCTATCCTGTGGGGCGCTTGGGTAAAGATAAGCGGAAAGAATGATAAAGTTGAAGTAGATTGCTGTGGAGATAAAGAGTGAAAAATAGAGTACTAATCATTGATGCGTTGAACGCTTATTTGCGGGCTTACATTGTAGACCCCAGCTTATCAACAAATGGGCAGCCAATTGGCGGGATTAAAGGTTTTATCAAGATTTTACAGAAACTTGTGAGGGAAACAAAGCCTGATCAGATCGCCATCATTTGGGATGGCCCTAACGGGTCTGCAAAGCGCAAGAAGATGGATAAAAACTATAAGGATGGTAGGAAGCCTCTTAAATTAAATCGTGCTTTCCACAACCTCACTGACCAAGAAGTTGGAGAGAACAAGACGTGGCAGCAAGCACGTATTATGGAATACCTCAATCAGATGCCCATTGTTCAAACGATCATCCCAGAGATTGAGGCAGATGATGTTATTTCTTATCTGACTACGATGCCCTATTACAAAGGCTGGAACAAAATTATTGTTTCCAACGATAAAGATTTTATGCAGCTGTGCGATGAAGAAACTGTCTTGCTGAGACCAGTAAAAACAGAGATCCTGAACAAGCAACGCATTGTAGAGCAAACTGGTATTCACCCCTCCAATATGGCTCTCGCAAGGGCTATTATTGGTGATTCCTCCGATAACCTTCCAGGTATCCGTGGTGCTGGCTTCGCTACTGTGGCTAAACGCCTCAATTTCCTCTCTGCTGAGAAATCTTATTCTATTGATGAAGTGATAGAATTTTGCGAGGAGGCTGAGGATAAGGTAAAATTTTATAAGAATGTGGCTGATAACAAACACATCGTAGAACATAACTATAAGATGATGCAGTTGTATGCTCCACAGATGTCTGTACAATCAAAAATCTTTGTACAAGATGCTATCGAAAACTTTGACTTTTCTTACAATAAGACAGAAATCATTCGCTTGATGCGTGAGGACGGCTTTGGAGAGTTGAATTGGGAAGATCTCCGAACTAATTTAAACAGGATTTCTCGTGAAAACCGTCAATAGCATTTTTTTCTTGACTTTGGTCTTCGACTTCTGCTATAATACTAAAAAAGAGAGGCAGAATGAATAATAGCGATGTTGCTAATTTCAGCAAATACGGCAAAGCCTTCCAAGAAGGTTTATGTCAATTGATCTTTGAAGACAGACCTTTCGCTGATCAGATTACAGAAGTATTAGATCTTAACTTTCTTGATCTTCAATACCTTCGTATTTTTGTTGATAAAGTTGTTTCTTACAGAGGAAAGTATGATCGTCATCCATCTGTGGAAGCGGTTGCAACTATTCTTAAAACAGAGCTTGAAAGTGAAGATGAGGTCATCCAGCAGCAAGTTCGAGAGTACTTCTACAAGATCCACAAAAGAGAGATTACGGATGTAGAATTTATTAAAGAACAATCTCTTGACTTCTGTCGTAAACAGAAATTAAAAGAAGCAATGTTGAAGTCTGTTGGGCTTCTTCAGACTTGTTCATTTGATGAGATTTCTAAAACAATTAATGATGCCCTTAAATTAGGTTCTGATAACAATTTTGGTTATGATTATCTTGCTGACTTTGAGCGTCGTTTTGTTCCCAAACATCGCAATCCAGTAACAACTGGCTGGGATGATATGGACAAGATTACAGGCGGCGGACTGGGCAAAAATGAGTTGGGTGTGGTTGTTGCTCCTACTGGTGCTGGCAAGTCAATGGTTCTTGTTCATCTTGGAGCACAAGCTTTAAAAGAGGGAAAAACTGTTGTTCATTATACGTTAGAGCTTCAAGATACGGTTGTTGCTACTCGTTATGATAGTTGTTTGACTGGATATCCACTATCAGACATTATTAACTTTAAAGATGAAATTTATGAGACTGTCAAAGAACTAGACGGCTCACTTATTATTAAAGAATACCCCACTAAATCTGCTTCGTCAAATACCATCAAAGCACATCTTTCCAGACTAGTTAAAAGAGGGATTAATCCCGGACTGGTTATTGTGGATTATGGAGATCTTTTAAAGCCTGTTGTAATAAGAAAAGAGAAAAGAAACGAGTTAGAATCTATTTATGAAGAGTTGCGAGGGATCTCTAATGAGTTCGCCTGTCCTATCTGGACCGCATCTCAAACTAATCGTTCGGGGTTGAATGCAGAAGTAATCACAATGGAGCAAATCTCAGAAGCGTTTAATAAATGTTTCGTGGCTGATTTCATAATGTCTGTTTCAAGAACGATTGAAGATAAACAGAAGAATATGGGCAAGATTTTTATTGCCAAGAACAGAAATGGTCCTGATGGAATCGTAATGCCCATTCATATGGACACTTCAAATGTCAATATTAAGATCTTGCCAAAGCAGCCCCAAATTGGTAACAATGTTGTTACAAACCCTGTGACACTTGGTCCAAAAGAGCAAAGCCAGTTATTGAAAAACAAGTATACTAAATTAAAGAGGAAATTAAGATGAGAGCACATAGTAATATTAGGCGTTTCAAGCTTTCAGAGGCGTTTATTGAACCTTATAAGACCCGTGAAGTGCCTTGGGGTCCATTAGGTTATGTTACGTTTAAACGGACATACGCCCGTAGGTTGAGTGAATTTGAACCAGATGCAACTGGAACCGAAGAATGGTGGCAAACTTGCCGCCGTGTTATTGACGCTATGTTTGACATGCAAAAACAGCATGTGTACTTTCTTGGTTTAGAGTGGAACGATAGCAAAGCACAGGCAACA